AAAAACAGATCATTAACCACATTAACGACTTAGATAGGAAAATTAGCACAAGCCAATTTAACCTAGATCAACTTATGTTTGGTAAGTCAGCTTTTGTAGGTGCTCTCAGTTCGTCTTTAAACGCTGCTTAATGTCTAACAGGCTGCGTAACAATTTAATAGCAGTATTAATAGTAACAGTTTTTCTTGTAGGGTTGGCTAATGCAGCCGATCCTATAGTTACTAACAGCACAGCAGATAGTAAAGTTACAAGCAATACAACAACTAAGACTACTATAAGGACAAATCCTCCTAGTGCAATTAGTCCAAGTATAAATGCTAGTGGTTCGGATTTATGTACAGTAGGTGTAGCTGGTGCAGTCCAAACACAGATAATAGGCATAAGCACAGGTCAAGTTTACAATGATGAGAATTGTGTAAGACTAAAGAACGCTAAAGTATTATATGATATGGGTATGAAAGTAGCAGCAGTTGCTTTAATGTGTCAAAATAGAAATACATATGATGCAATGAAGTTTGCAGGAACGCCTTGCCCAATTTTCTCATCTACTACAGGTGAAGGACTGATTGGACAAGAAGCTACAGCAGAATGGAAATTGAATCCTAAAAAGATTCCAAAGAAAAAACAAACGGCAAATATGGATAGAGGAGTATTTCTTGAGAAATTGGTTAGCGGCATTCTTGGCGTTATCTTGCTCGCTATCCTCTTGGTCTGATCCAGAGATAATTGAGTATCAGATAGCGGATGATGGTTGGGTTGAAGTACCTCTTGACTTTACTTTTCCTTTTTATGGAAATAGTTATGTCACTAGCTTTATGTTCAGTAATGGTGTTGTGGGTTTTCTTAACCCCCTTACTGTGGATGGTACTGGTTATATTCACGATGGTCTATGTTGTAATGGTGAGGATTTTACAAACGGTGCTACTGGTGTAAGATTTAATTACACAATAATGCCCTGGCACACAGATTTAATAGACACAGGATTAGGTAGATTTTATACACAAGGTGATAGTACATACCAAAAGTATATGTGGGAAAATTTAGCAGAGTATCGCTACCCAGATAGAGAAAACAGTTTTGATTTAACTATATATCCTTTGGGTAATATAGCAATGAATTATACGGAAATGGCAATTAATAACCACTCTGTAACAGTAGCAACAGTAGGTGATTTAAGTGCAGGTGAGTATAAACAATGGTTTTACAATCATCCAACAGATGGTGCAATATATTGGAACAATCAAGAAGATGATCCAATAGCAATAGCAGAAGGAGAAAGCATATGCAGTATAATACCAGACAGCCACATTACTTGTTTGTATTATCCAGAAACTTATGCTAATAATTATTACAACCAGCAATGCGGGCTTAACCCTTTATATGATTACGGATGTACTGGCTATGATTATGCTTACCTAATACAGCAATGTGATTTAGATACTTTATATAATGAAAGTTGTGAAGGTTGGGATGATGCTTACTACGAAGAATATGTAGAAGAAGATGAGCCAGATGTTTGGGAAGAAGAGGAAGAAGAGATAGAAATATTTATACCTATTGATATTCCAACTTACATTGAAATTGACACAGTTCCAATAGAAATAAACATACCAATGCTTGAAGAATTAGAACTACAGCTTCCAGAATTTGAGATGGAAGAATTTAGCCAAGAAACAATAATGGCAGAGATAGAGGCAGAGATGGAGGAATACTTTGATCCCTTACTAGAGCCAGAGCCAGTAGAAGAACTAGAAGAACCTATAGAGGAGCAACTAGATGAGCCAGAGCCAGAAGAAGATTCCGTATCAGAAGAACAAGAACCAGAAGAGCAAGAACAAGAGGAAATAGAAGATGAGCCTAGAGAGGATGAGGAACTTGAAGAATCAACAGACGAGGAACTTGAGGAATCTCCAGAGGAAACGGAGGAGCTTGAAGAAGTAGCTCCAGAACCAGAGGTTGTAGAAGAAAAAGTAGAAGAAAAAAAGAAAGAGTCTAAGAAAGATAAGATGCGTGAGATTATAAGTAACAAGTTACAAAATCTTGCAATGGAAATGGGTGAGGCTTCTTCACTTGAAGAACAACAGAAATTACAAAGTCTTATATTAGCCTTGCTTAACTTTAACTCTGATTTTAGTAACTACAACTCTCAACTTGCTGATAGTATATTTTATGAGAGCAAAGATATATATACTGGTAGACAAATACCAGATAGTCAAAAAGGGCTTAGAAATGGATTGGCTAATGAAATCTTACATAATAAACTAGTGGACTTACAATGGCAGAATTAGAGTACAATGGTGTAAAGTTTGGAGGAAGCAAATTAATGCTTATTATTCCTCTTATTAGTATGCTAGGTGGTGGTGCTTGGGCTGGATTTGAATTGTATAATGAGTTTAGAATTCTTAAGACTACAGTTACAAAATATCAGCCACCAGACATATCTGGAATTGAGCAAAAGATAGCAGTATTACAAGAAACTTTAGTAAGTGTAAGTGAGTCTGTAGAACTAGCAAAAGATTACACTAGGACTATTAAGAATGATCTTAAAGATGACTTGGCTAGACAAGAAAAATTAATGGATAGATTAGAAGGAAAAGTCAATGAGTCACAAGATAAGATAGACGAAACAATTGACAAGGCTGGTGAAAGATTTGATGCCAGAAGAGATGCTCTTTATTCTGATACAGATCGTAAGATTAAAGAGTTAGAAGATAGGCTTGGAAACAAACTGCAAAGAGCTTTAGACAATCCACTAGCAAACTAAGGAGTTAATATGTACGGTACAAAACCAAAAAAAAGAAAAGTTCCTATTAAACGCAAAAGCAAAAAATATTAATAATGGCACACGAAACACGGAAAAAAAATTTAATTAAAAAACATAATTTAAGTGGTACAAATAAACCTAAAAAAACACCTAGTCATAAAACAAAATCACATATGGTGTTAGCAGAAGTTGGACATGAAATGAAATTAATTAGATTTGGACAACAAGGAGTTACAGGTGATAAAACTGCAACTCCTAGATCTAAATCATTTAAAGCTAGACATGGTTCAAATATAGCTAAAGGTAAAATGAGTGCTGCTTATTGGTCAAATAAAACTAAATGGTGATAATATGAAAGGTGTAAAACATTTTAAAAGAGATGGTACGCTACATACAGGCAGTTCTCATAAAATGCCTAATGGAGATTTACATACAAACAAAGCACATACTAAAACAAGTGTTAAATTGTTTCATCTTAAAGATTTAAGTAAAACAGCACAAGTTAAAGCTAGAAGTTAAATAATGGAAGATAAATTAACTAGAGTAGAATTACAATTAGACAAACATTCTATACAAATAGCTAAATTATTTAGTAAAATTGACGACACTAATGGGTGCATAATTAAAATTAATAACTCTTTATTACAAATTAAGTATGGTGTGTATGGAGCATTAGGTTGGTTTGTTATTTCACAAATTGGAATTATAGAGGCACTTAAATTAACATGATAGGATTTATAATAAATTTAGCACCAATGGAATCTTACTTACTTTTGTTGAGTTTATCGTGATAGGATTTTTAACAAACATAGCACCAATAGCATTAGGGTTTATTGGCAAGTTGTTTGCCCTTAAAAGTCAAGCAGCACAAGAACAACAAAAAATGATGATACAGAATCTACAAGTACGTAATGATTCTATTAATCAAGCACGAGATATGGCAGCTAAAGAAAGTCCTATGGCTGCAATGAACCGCAGAGTTATTATAATGGTTATCCTGGCATTAGTTATATTTACGCAAGTAGCACCTGTATTTTGGGATGTGCCTACAGTTATACCTACAGTAATAAAAGGTGCTAGTATATTAGGCTTTCAGTTAACACCTGATGTGATAGAATATGTAACTGTAGAAGGGATGTTAAAGTTTGATGAAATATTTAGATGGGCAACAATGATAATCGAATTCTACTTTGGAGCACAACTAGCAAAAGGTAGGTAAAAATGAGAAGGGCAATTGTTATTCCTGATCAGCATTTTTCGATTGGTACATCACATGATGAAAAAGCGGTCAAAGTAGTATTAGAAGCAATAGATTTTATTAAACCAGACATATTTATTAATCTTGGTGATGTTGGAGAATGGAGTTCTGTATCAGGTCATCGATATAAAAGAAGAAAAAGACCACCATTAGAACATCAATTACCAGAAATAGATGCAGAAATTTTAGCAGTTAATAAACAAATAGATAGATTTGATAAAGCCTTAGACAAAGTTAAATGTAATACTAGGCATATATTAGCAGGAAATCACGATGAATGGCTTGATGCATTTGTAGAAGAAAATCCTTATTTGCCTCAATACACATTTAGAAATGCTTGTAAATGGGATGAAAGAGGTTATGAGTATCGTGTTTATAATGAAGTTTTAACCATTGGTAAATTATCTTTTATACATGGTGCTTATTGTGGTGTAAACCACGCTAAAAAACATTTAGATGCTTATGGAACAAACATAATGTATGGGCATGTACATGACGTAGCAAGACATTCTGCTACTAGATTGTTAGATGGAAACATAAGTTCATGGGCTATGGGTTGTTTAAAAGATATGTCGGCAGAAAACAACACTTGGCTAAAAGGTAGATTACATAATTGGAATCATGCTTTTGGAATTGTAACTTTTTTTGATAATGGAAATTTTCAAGTAGAAGTTGTAGACATAGTAAAAGGTAAAGCCTCAGTTTGGGGAACAATAATTAAAGGATAGCTAATGACATATAGGGAATTAATTAATCAAGTATTAATAAGGCTTAGAGAAGATACTATTGCTACTGATTGGTCTGGCAATATAAATGATGCAACTAATGTATCAGCTTATCATAAATTAATTGGATCTTTAGTTAACGATTCTAAACGCAGTACTGAAGAAAGACATGATTGGTTAAATCTTAGAGAAACAAAAGACATAGATACTGTTTCTGGAACTAAAAACTATAATTTATCTTCTGGTCAAGAAATTAAAATTTTAGATGTTATAAACAACGATACAGGGCAACATTTAAACCAAGTAAGCAGATTGTATATAAACACAGTAAAGTACCCTACAGACGATGCTGGTGAGCCTCTGTACTACAGTTTTAATGGTAGTGATAGTTCTAATAATTTAAAAGTAGATTTATCACCAGTTCCTACTGCTGTACACAAAGTATCTTTTGATATTGTAAAGTATCAAGATAATTTATCTGCTGCTGCTACTGTATTAAAAGTTCCTTCTCAACCAGTTGTATTAGGTGCTTGGGCTAGAGCAATTTCTGAGCGTGGTGAAGATGGTGGTACACAATCTAGTGCTATGGCTGTAGAAGCTAATGAAGCACTTAAACAAGCTATTATGCTTGATAGTGGTAACACTCAATATGAAACAGATTGGTATGTGACTACAGATGGCTAAACAACTAACATATCAACCATTATCGGACATAGGTCTAAACGGTCTTAATACGCAGAGTAATCCTGCAACTTTAGATCCATCTTTTTTAACTAAAGCAGAGAATGTAGTAATTAGAGAATCTGGTCGTATTGCATTTAGAAAAGGATTTAAACAAAAAGTTGCTCCTAGTGGTGTAGCAATAGGTTCAATGATAGAACATAATGATCAAGGAACTTTAAAAATATTTGCTAGTCATGGAACTTCTATTTTTACAGTAGATTTTACTGATACTGATGCAGCGTTTCCAAGTAGTGGTGTTAACGTAAAAAATACAGTAGCTAATTCAACTGCTGATTGGCAATTTATAAATTTTAACGACAGATTACATTGTTTTCATGCTGGAATAATACCGCAAAGATATGATGGTTCTTCTGATACTGGAGAGCGTTGGTCTACGCATTACAATATTACTGCTATTAATGATGGTAATGGAATAACTACTTCAGATACTACTATAACAGTAGATAGCACAGTAGGGTTTCCACCAAATGGCAGAATAATTATTGAAAGTGAAATAATATCTTACACAGGAATTACAAGCACTACATTTACAGGTTGTACTAGAAGTGTTACAAGTGCATCAGCTGCAACTCATGCTAATGATGTAGCAGTTACAACAGCAACAGCACCTCTTGGAGTTCCTGCTAATGGATTTAATCCTAGTTGTGGTATGGGATATTATGGTAGATTATGGTGTGGTGGAGTAGCTTCAGCACCTGATATTGTATATTGGTCAAATTTACTTGATGGTGACGATTGGTATTATGGAGATGCAGGAGCAATAGATCTTAGTAAAATATGGGGAACAGATGAAATTGTAGCTATTGAACCTTTTTATGGAAAATTAGTTATATTTGGTAAAAATAATATTGTTATATATAATAACCCAACTGCTGTTGGTAGTCTTGCTTTAGATGAAGTTATAAGAGGTGTAGGATGTGTTAGTAGAGATTCAATAAAAGCTATTGGTGATGATTTAGTGTTTTGTTCAAACACAGGATTAAGGTCTTTAGCACGAACAACTGAAAAAGATAAATTACCTTTAATGGATTTAAGTGTAAATATTAAAGATACTTTAATTAGAAACATAGGACAAAGTAAAATTATTAAAAGTGTTTATGTTGAAAACGAAGGCATTTATATTATGTCTTTTCCAATTCTTAATATTACCTATGTATTTGATTTTAAACATTACACGCCTAATAATGCTCCAAGAGTAACAACCTGGACTTTTAATAATGATAGAGAGCCAGCAAGTATGTCTTATACTGATACTTATGGTTTATTAGTCGGACAAAAAGATGGAGGTCTTGCAGGCTACGAAGGTTATTATGATGTTGATTTAGCTGCTAATGGCACTACTTTTTCAAGCTCTTCTTATACAAGTAACATAGAAACAACTTGGGTTAATTTAGGTGAATCAATATCATCTACATTGTTAAAAAGATTATTTATAGTTCTTGAAGGTGGTTCTGGTGCTAATTTAGGTGTTAAATGGTATAAAGATTACAGTCCTAGTCCATCAGAAACAACTCAAATTACCCTAAATCCAGTAACAACAGGTAATACTTCATTATGGGGTGCAAGTACATCAAGGTATGGAGCTTTAAATGCTGGTGGTGCACATGCAAGTAGTGGACATAATGCTACGCTTCATCCTAGTGCTTCTACTTTTAAACCTGTGTTTGGATTAAATGAATATAAAACACCACTTACAGGATCAGCAAAAAATTTAAAAATAGCAATATCTATTGAATCAAATGGATTTGATGCATCTTTACAAGATTTAATTTTATTACACAAACAAGGGAAAATAAGATAATGGCAAATTATACAATAGCAGTAGGTTGGAGTGGAAAAGATGCATTAGCAGATTCAGATGCAAATAAAGTTATATCTGGTGCAGATTTTAATACTGAATTTTCAGCAGTACGAACTTCAATAAATAGTAAAGCAGATTTAGCAGGTAGTGCTTCACAAGCCTTTAGTGCAGTAACAGCTAACGCTGGTACAAATACTACTCAAGTAGCTACAACAGCTTTTGTTACTGCTGCAAACTCAGCACAAACAGTAGCCTCTAATTCTAATGGATTTGGAATTAGAACAGTAGGCACAGGTAATGCTACTGGTGGCTCTAATGGTGACATACACCTTAAAGTAGCAAGCTAATGAGTCTAAGTGTAAAAGATGGTGGTGCTTTTAAAGAAGCTATTAAAATAGAAGTTAAAGATGGTGGTGCTTGGAAAGAAGTATTAACAGGAAGCGTTAATGTTAGTGGTACTTGGAAACCTTTTTATACTCGTAAATTTACTTATACAGTTTCAAGTGATGTAAGCAAATTAGATTTAGATACTGTTCTTTCTTCTGACAATAAATTAGGTGATGTTGATGTCATTATTAATTCTAATATTTATGTAACTTCTGACAATACATCTACCCCTGCTTTATTAACTGGCTCTGGTGTTGCTGGCATTTTAACTATTATTAATAATGGTTATATTATTGGTGCTGGTGGTGCTGGTGGAAATGGCGGTGGAAGTGCTGCAAATGGCTCGGCTGGTGGCTCTGGTGGTGTAGGTTTAAAATTAGAAAAAGCAATTACTTTAGAT